ATTTCATTTCGTTTTATTTTTTCTTTTATAACTTCTTCGTTCATCTAAGCCTCCTAATTTTTGATATTAAAAAGAACCTATTTTGCAGGTTCTGTTCCTTCTACCACTCACTATGTTCTATAATGTAGTTTTCAACTGCCATCCTGTACTCTGTGTTTAGTAACATCATCAAGTTCAAATACTCTAATTTTTTAGAGGATTTAATCCCTTATTTAATATTTCTCTCTGCTAATATTCTTACCACAACATTATTTATATTCATTATAACAATCCTCCTTGTAATTCATTAGTCATAATTAATAATTCATTTTCTAATTCTTCATAACTAAGTTTTTCATCTTCTATTGGACTACTTGATAACACTAAATAATTTTCATTTAAAGTTTCATATATTTCTATAACATATAAATTAGAGTTTTCACTAATTATTTTTTCTTTTTCATCTAAAGAATTATAGTATACTTGTTTTTTCATAATTTATTCCTACCTTAATATTTTTAATTCTTCTATTTCTGCACGAGCTGCATATGAACCATCTAAATTTCCTGCTCCTACAGATGTTAATAATATTTGTACTTTTATATCCATGCCCTTCTCAACAATAATATCTTTTGTAAATGTTAGAATAGCAGAAGATGCACTAGGAGTATTGTCAGTAACATAAAAGTATTCTTTTCGACTTCCACATAATATCTCTATTTTTGCTGTTGCATAATCAGCATGCCATTTAGACGCTACAAGAGTCCCTTTGAATCTTAATGTACCTTTTATACTAGATACTTCATTGTAAACAATGCTAGGAGTGTTTAAAGTTGTAGCTTGAATTCTATTTTTTAAAGAAAAAATTTCTATTGATTGAAAAATCCAGTTAACTTTTTCAATCAAATTAGTAAATGTTTCAGATGATGTTGCTGAAACATTTTTAGAATTAATTGTCTCCACTAATACATTTTTTAATGTTTCTATTTTTGTTTTAGTTGTACCAAATTTATCTGTTCCAATAAAAGGACTACCCAATGCACTAGCTATATTATTTTTGCCACCTTGAAAGTCAGTTTGTATACTTTGTAATGCTGTCATAAGTTCTCCTAGACTAGCATTATCAGTTAATTTTTCTGTCATATTCTCACCTCACTTATATCATATCTATCAAATTATTTGCTATTGTAATGCCTTTAGCCCTCTGCCCATTTACTTCTGTTTCTAAATTATTCTGTTTTTCTGATAATGTATTATAATTTTCAGCTAACTCTTTTAATGCTCCCTCCACATTGTCACTTTCAAATAAGTTATCTGTATCTTTTATACTTGTTTTCTCTGCTGTTATTTCTATGCTATCTACACTAGTTTTAACCTCATTTAATGCACTAACAAGATTTGTTTTATCTGTTGTAGTAAGTTGTGTTGTATCTCCTATTTTAGTGTTCAGTTCTGTTTTAACAGTTTCTATGTTGCTTGTTAATTCCGTCTTAGTTGTATCAATTTTAGTATTAACAGTACCTATTTTAGTTTCTAAGTCTTGTATATCTTTGAGTGTTGCAAAGATTATTGTTGGGTCAATTTTAAGTTCTATATTATTTACATTAGATACAATAAGCACAGTTTTAACCTTCATGTCTACCACTGCACCTTGTTCTATAGAAGGTTTATAACACTCTTTGTATTTAGAAATGGCAATTAAATTATTTTCATCATCTAAATATCCTATTTCTCTTATCATAAATCCGCCTACACTTGATGGTATTAAACTCTCTAATATTATACAATTTGGTGCAGTTTCATCTGTAGTTGTATTTCCGATATTGCCTTCCCATACCACATTTTTGAGAGCTGTCTGACTCTCAGTTGGAGTATATTCACTCCCTCCTCCATCACCAAGTTGAATTTTTACAAATCCCACTTTATTACCTGCGACACTTGCATTTGCTATCTTTGCTTTTCCTACATCTGTAATTATAGTGTAATAACTTTTATCTATAGCCAATATATCACCTCCTAAAATATTGTTATCTCTTGGTATCCAACTCCATTGCCAGTTAATACATCAATTTCTCCATAAGTTTCTATATCTGGTGGACTCCAAGGGTATATAGTTATTTCTTGACCCATTAAGGTTGTTATACCAAAATTCATATAATTATCTTTGCTTATAAGCACTCTAGTGTAATCTAGTGTCATGTTGCATGGCTTAATATTACTTACAAAAGAATGAACTTCCTCAAACCAATCTTGATTTCTAGCATCACTTTCAAGATGTATATTATAAGTAGCATTATTTATAGTTAACTCATAATTACCTTCTCCAACTATACTATCTAGCCAATTCCTTAAAAATCTCTCTGAGTAAGGTAGTTTACTTATATATTTACTAAAAATCCTAAACCTTCTATCTTCTAAACTCTCATTACTTTTAGGAGTTATAGACATTATCTTTTCCCATCTTTTTATACCACTTATAGTTAGGTCCTCTAAAAACTGGTCATTTGATAGGTCCTTTAATTTATCATGTAGTGTTTTTATTTCTTTATTTTCTACATTAAATACTTTTATATATTCTTCTTTATCTTGTAGAATTTGTGGCAAGTAATTTATTAGATTAATCTCTTTATCCAACTACCTCACCTCTCACTACTATACTGTTACTATTTATTGTTAGATTAGATTTAACCTCATTTATCATCGTGTTTGCAATGTCTAATACTCCATCAATACTAAGTAATCTAGTTTCAATCTGAGATATACGGACTATTAAGTTTTCTTCATCTTCCCAACTCATATTAAGCTCATTTAAATAGTCATCAACTGCTTCCTCTGCAATTGATTTTATATTCTCCCAAGTGTAGCCACTCTTATATGTTATTCCTGCTGATATATTTATTGTCGTGCTGGTAACTCCTTCAACTGTGACTCTATGACCTATCGGCGCTAGACCTAAGCCTTGTCCTTGATGTCCAATTGGGTCAATTTCTTCTTGCACTAAATTAACTAATTCTTCACTTGGTACTTTAAAGTTAGAATTAATTATTACTAGTTTTACAGTACCTCCACCATTCCAAACAGGATAAACTTTAACTCCTCCAACATCTTGTATTTTGTTAACTTCATCTTTATAGTTTTGAATATTACCCCCAAAAGATTGAGAATTTAAACTATCATAGTATCTTTGTCTTAAACTGTCCTCTGATTCTGCATCTTCTCCATTAATTAATATTTCAGTTAACTGAGCAGTTTCAAGCCCATCTATATATTCAATCGGAATCAACTGACCAAGTTCAAAAATAGGTCCAGTAGTTTCACATTTCATCTTATATATTCCTTCACTAATCCTTTCAGTTGCTGTATAATTATACTCTCCTAAATTAAAGCGTGAATCAAGAGGAATATCTATGTTAAAAACTCCTTTTGCAATTGTATTAGTGGCTTCAAGAGGTGTGATTCCTCGCTCTTTGCATCTTTTCTCTAAATAGTAATAACTAGCAGTATCTACAAAGGTTTGGTCTAATAATTCATCCATGGCAATGTATGTTTCTGTAAGTTCTATAGCTACTGGTGCCAAGGCGTTATATATTATAGAACCTTCTCTTTTATCAAGAGTATCTGGTACACTATCTAACATTCTTTTAATTATATTTTCAAAAGTCATTAACTCAAACAATTATACACTCACCACCTTCTCTGCTTTGATATTTCCATATTTGGTATGGACCATAAATTTACAATGGACCTTTCCTTTTACATTTTGAAACTCAAAATTATCTACAGTTTCAATCCTATCATCTTGAATTAGTGCTTCTTTGATTCGCCTTTCAATTTCAGGTATTACAAAGGAAATAGGTTCTCCAATTAAGTCATTTAACTCAACTCCATAGTTCCAAGAATAAATAAGGTGCTCATACCTTTCAGTATTTAAAATTAAAAAGATGGTTTGTTTTAATGCTTCTACATCATCACAAATACCATCTACTCTGTTTTTTTCTATATGAAGTTTAAATGTCTTACTTGGTTCTTGCCTTACATCAAAGTTAATTATTGATACATCTTCAATGTCATAGTCAATGTTATCTGTTGGTAAACACTTTTATCTACATTCCCTAATCCTAAAAAATGCCAAAAATTAGTTTGGCTTGTCCCCTTGCCCCTTTTGGACAATAACCGAAAATTTAAAAAAAATCCCCAAAATTTTTTTATTCCTTCCCCTTTAAATTTTTTTTTTTTTTAATTCCTTGATAATTAATTCCCTTTTTTTAAAAAATTTGGTTTTTTCCTCGTTCCTGTAATTTTAAAAAAAAGAAAATTTCCAATCCAAAAAAAGAATTGGCCTTTTTTTTTTGGTTTTCCTTATTATTAAAAACCTACCTTAAAATGGGGGGAATTTTTAAAAGGAAACCCTTTTTTTCCTTTAATTTAAATGCGATTTCCCAAAATTGCAAATTCGAATTCAATTTGGGAATTTGCTTTTGTTTTTCCTCACTTGCCATATCCACTTTTGCAGCCTTTTA